AGCATGGACATTATAGTCTCTACAATTAACATTAAAATCACCCGTTACATTAAGATTTAAATTACCTTTGTAGGTTAGGTTTGCTTCACCTTCTACAATTACTGTGTTATCACCATGAGTAACCTCTACTTTATTCCTTGATGTTACTACAAGCACAGAACCATCTGGACGCATTTCAATACCAGCACCGGTCTTATGCTTGAATAGTATTCGCTCTCCAGCTGGAGTATCATTTAATTCTATTACATGTCCAGATGCTGTTTCACGAACATCAGCCATACCATATTGTGAAGATGCTCGTTCTCCTATATCAAGGTCTATGCCTTTAGTTGCACCTCCGATCGTAAGTTCTTGGCCTTCTCCACCTCTAGCAGCTTCGTTTATAGATGATTGATACCAGTTTTTTGTACGAGGATATTGTCCACTTGCATCACCAAATGCAGTTTTAGATTTACCTTGTCCATCAGTAAATCCTTTTCCAAATCTTCGTATACGATCCTGATAGTCATCGTTTTGTGTTGTCATGATCTTGCCGCCTGTAATTCTGTTGGGTGCATAGCTGACTCAGGAAGTGTTCCATCTGTATACACATTTTTCTTTCCAAACTTATTAAATACGTATTCTTGTACATCAAATCCAGGATCTATCTTGCCTTGATCAGAAGTATCATTGTGTCCCCATGCTTGCCCACCTGGCCAAACATCATAAAATGCTGCAACAAACATCTCAAACGTTTTCATTTGAGCAGCAGTCAAACTATCTGCTGATTGGAATCTTTCAGGATTCGGTGTACCGATAGGGCAGTTATATCCGCCTGCCATTGTAATACCAATAGAATATTTGTTATGGTTATATGCTTTAGAATGTGCACCAACATTATTCAATGGTCGACCGCGCTGTAGTCTACCATCTCTACGAATAACGTAATGATATCCTATACCCAAAAAGCCTCTTTCTTTATGCCAAGCATGTACTTCTTCTGATCCTATATCTTGGTTTGTAAATGTAGCAGTCCAATGTGCAACGAACTCTGTAATCGCGCGATTAGCTTCCCTCATTTCAGCAACTAGTTCTTCTTTAGATCCGACATAAGTGAAGCTATATGCACCAGTGGCAGTATTAGTGTCTTCGTTTTTCCAATTCTTTTCGTCTTGACCTATTATATAATCAGGCGTTGTTTTCTTTCCAACTTCTGGTGATGCAGCACGATTTATTACACTAGACTGACTAATATCTACTTGCTCAAGTTCAGATTCTATTTGTGTTGCAGTAAAATTGTTACTTACTTTTTCTAAGTCTTCAATAGCTTCTCTTTTTCTACCTGCTAATAATAAGTCTATTATATTTTGTTTTTTACTAGGAGTAATTGTAGGAGCTACTTTGTCGATTACTGGTATAATACCTGATTGGTTACTTAGTATCAAGTTACCTAAAAGAGTAACGGCACCAAAGCCAATGAGATTATTAAAATTATTATTATAGCTATTGATAGATTGACTAAATCCAACTGAATTATCTACTCCGTCATTAATAATTGCATCTATATTTGTTACTTCATCTTTTGCACTATCTACTGCAATTGTTTCTAAGTTAGCTCTAAATGCACTCGCATTAGTATTTGTTACTGTTTTTAAAGCATCCCCTACTGCTGTAGGAGTACCTGATCCAATAACTGTATTCAATCTAGCATTGACTGTTCGACTACCTGTAATTAAATTAATATCAGAATCGTCTGAATCATTTACCTTTGTAGGAGCTAAGATAGTTGTAAATGTCATAACTGATGGACCGACAACTGTGTTAGTCAAGCTCTTAAGACCGCCTATCTCAGCTTTGTCACTATCTAATTTAGTCTCAGTTTCAAGCTTAGTAGCATTCGCAGCTTGTAAAGCTTTTTCTCCTACAATAATAAAATTAGAGTTTTTAAAAGCTGTTAATAGTGTTGCGTTTAATTCTGCAATATCAATCGACATTATAAGTCTCCAAAACTGCTCTTGCTTCTGTTAATCTACGGGCATGATGCGGTATACTAGGTCTCTCATAATTTACTGTAAAATGCCTTGTAGCGTTTTCTAAATTAGTCATGCGTTTAAATGTTGCGTATCTATAAAACCTAGGTGACTCTGTACTAAACTCCCAATGTAAAAACATTAGTTGTGTTTGTAATTTTGTATAGTCTAAATTATTATCTGTTGCATATGATTGTAAAATTTGTAAACGACCAGCGGCTGGATTCCATTGTGCTATACCATATGAATTTTCTCCAGGAACACCAGATATAATTGTAGGATCCATTCCTGATTCAACTATGAGATTGCCGCATATAGCTGCGGCCTGTATAGGTGAATATCCATTTGCAATAAAAAAATTATATGCCTTTTCTGTATTAGATGTACCGACCAAAGTATCAGCATCTGCGATACTTCCACCTGACGGTGAGTTATCAAGAGCCTGTACTACTGCATTATCAACTGCTTCTCTATTAACGGTCTGTACTGTTTCAGCTTCACCTAGTCTATTATTAGATTCTAACCCTAACTGTTGTTCAGTAGGTATTTCAGTATGAGGTATTGAACCTATAATAATAGGTTGTTGAGACTGAGTATAGTCTCCAAAAATACCAAATACTTCTGCGCCTGGTTTTAATTGAGGTGAACGGCCTAAACCACTAACTCCATCTTCTGTTGTCGGTACAACGCAACTAGCCCAAGGCAATAATGCTTCTGGTACTTCATCGACATCTTCGTTATGAATACCAAATATACGAACTCTGCATCTACCCATTCTCAATGGATCATCTGTACTAACTACTACACCCATAAACCATCTGAGTCCATCACCATAAAATAATGTGTCCATTCTATCTGCCATCATACACCTATAAACTTAGAAAGCCGGATGGACCAGGCTTTAATGTACGTTGAGTATTATGAGTCAATTTACTACATGTCAATAATTGATCATATTTATTATTAACAAAAGAATGCTTTGATTGCAGTACTACATATGCACCCGATGTAGTTTGTTCTACTCCTTCTGTAGAACTGCTTGGTACAGTAATCTCTATTTGATTTCCTACAAATGGTTCATTAGAATACCAACCTACAAGGCCAGGTATTACAATTTCCATCATATGTTTATTCAAAGCAGATCTTATTCCATGAGCCTTTGCTTTGTTAACATGTGTTTCTATATCTACTTCATCATGCAAACCAAGTTCATCTTGATTAGTATGATTAACTAATCTATATACGACATGAGGATTATATTCTTCTATTTTTTTATCTCTAATTTTAAAATCTTTATTATAGATTGAGTTATTATCATCTTGTAATATTTTAGGTATATTGACAGATGGATTTTGATTCATTTGGCTACTAGAAATATTTAGAACATTATAATTTGTTTGTATAGCCCCTTTAAGAAGCATTTCAAGAGTATCATTTGTATTCTTATAATTTAATTCTTTTATGTTTACTAATTTTGCTAACTCTCCAGGATTAGCATTTTGATTTGTAGAATACACAAAGGGTATATCATTTAAAGGATCTGTTTCTAATATTGTAGAAAGAGATTTCATTGTAATATCTTGACTTTTTAATGATGCATAGACAAAATATGGGAATCCCATAGTATCAGATGCTCTTTGTCTTATAGTTTCTATTATAGCTAATGGAGAAATATATGGTGAGACATAAGAAAAAGAAGCTTCTCTCGGTAACCTTCCTACTGTTTTTATATTTCTTTCGAATTCACTGACTAACACATTATTAATAATTTGAGCAGGTGTTCCTCTGAAGCCACGTGAGACCTTCTTAAGTATATCCAGTACAAAAATATCTTCAGCCAGATAGAAGAAATATCCTTTACCTGCATTATCACCTAATTTTACTTCAGCTTCAGTTCGAGTTATATAAAAATCTTTTGTATATGTAAATCCATAATCGTCATTTACTAATTCAATAGTTATTAATTCTGTACCTGTAAGCTTTAGATTTTCTATAAGTGTTTCTGTATCTGCAATGAGAATACGTGCTGTCAAATACGGTACCTTCACAGATTCATATATGTGAAGCTCTAGTGCACCGGCAGTAAAATCTACTTCTTGTCCTTTATCAGGTTTTTTCAATATAACTGATTGAAACCTGAATTGAGACGACTCTGTTTGTGCCATTATGATCTCATTGCTAAGTCAAACGCTGTTTGAACCTGTTGAACAGTTTCAGGTTTGAGTACTTTAATTTCTTTTAATTTATCGTTTTGTTTTATAAATCTCTCATAAAATGTAACAGGAGTATAACTTGATGGTATATTAAAAAGATCGAGTGTCAAAGGATTAATATCAATATACTTGCCATTTGCATCTTCATAATGATGTACAGCGTCATATTGATAACCAGTTTTCTTTGCAATTACTGTTTCGGCTAAGATACCTAAACCTGCTTCAACTAACTCATCACGTTTAAATTGCGTGCTCGACTCAATTATAATAGTTCCTGTGGTTGGTATAGTTTGAATAATTTTACCGCCGGCGCCTGTCGTTTTACCTGTTGCTATTGCTCCAACTTTAAATTCTCCCTTAAACCAATTATCGTTTGTAGTTACGAATTGATGTGGATAATATTTAGGTACTCTTTCTGAAACTTCATGAGATGACAATGGCCAACCCTGTTCTCTAAGATCGTCGTTCATTAAAAAGAATGTCCAGTAATATTTCATATCACCATATAATTTGTATGATAACTGATCTGGTCTGTCTCCATCAAGTATTGTATAGTCCATGTACATAGAAAGATCATCTTTAACCTGTTCTACAACATCAACATATGCGTTTAATTGTTGGAATCTTACAGCCTTTTCATTGTTACCAAATTTATATGCAACAACTGGAAAGTCTTTAAAATAGTTACCACTCATTTCTTAAATCTACCTCTACTAATGGTTCTACGGTACGTGTATCATGCCAATCGCTTTGGTCAGTATTGAATGTACGAGTAGTTGTTTCTTTTTGTAAATATCCATTGTGCACTCTAAACGTAATTAATTCTTGTTTAATTACACCATCTGGATCAGTATTAAATGCACTTACAAATGGACCATCAAAATCTCTTTTCATTATCTAATTCCTCTATAATTTGGATATGTTTCATAATCTATATCAGCGTTTTCACGTCCTAATATTTCTTGACGCTCATGCACGACATCTGCTTTATTACGCGTTCTATATTCGTTAAACTTTAACACTATGTCTACCTGACTAAAATGTCCACCTTCATGAAATGCTTGTGCATTAGAGTTGTATGTGACTTGCACATCTTGCAGTGTACATGGTAAAAACTTTGTCATTATTTGTTTATAGTTTTGACCATATGTAGCATGTATCTGAAACATCTTAGGAAATTTATAACCGTAAGCAACTTGTCCAATACCAATCTCGTCTGGCATCATTTCAGTTTGAAAGAAATAAATGATTTGTTGTATCATTCTACTTTCTCTCTCACTCTCTGGTATCATTGTAAATGAAAAACTAAATTCTCTTGGAGTAACTTGTCTAAATAAACTTCTTGTATTAGGATTTGCTGCAACTCTTGTTACAGATGAAATACCTTGTGCTGCCGCTTCACTTACTCTACCAGATAAACGTTGTGCAATTAGTGCACCATAATCTCTACCAAATGGATTTTCACTTCTCAATGAATCTCTCAATCCACCAATTCCAGCTCCAACACCTTTAATTAATGCATCAGCTACTGAACTACCTTGACCAACTGCAGCTGCGGTCGCTGAACCAATAACACCTAAGTTTACATTTTCGTATGCTACGTTATTGTTAAGTGCAACAGCTTGTGGTAGATATAAAACTACTGATCTACTCTGATCTGCAGCCGTCGGAATAGGATCTTTACCTACTCGTTTTATAGTTTCTAGTCTTTTTTTGTTATCATCTGTTTTTATGCTATCTAATTCAGCACTATCAAAAAGACCACCTGTCGCTTGTGTTAAAGTATCTTTTAATCCTGTCTTAACTATGTTACCAAAAGATTCAACTGTAACAGGATCTATTGTAATAGTCTGAAAGTGCAATGCTGCTTTATATTTAGAATCTGATGTATCAGAGCTAATGCCCATAGGAAATTCCATGATACTGGTGTAAGGCAGTGTTTCTACGCTGATATGATCATAGTTATGTGGCATGTGATATCCTATAAATAAAAATTTGTCATCACTATTTATAACGATTTTTATGGCTTATTCTGGAAAATACAAACCTAAGAACCCAAAGAAGTACAAAGGCGACTTTACTAACATAGTCTATAGGTCTATGTGGGAAAAATATTGCTTCAAATGGTGTGACGAAAACTCTGAAGTAAAGTCTTGGTCTAGTGAAGAAACTGTAATTCCATATCTGTACGAAGTAGATAAGAAATATCACAGATATTTTATGGATCTTAAGATAACATATAAGTCAGGTCAGACTATTCTTGTCGAAATAAAGCCATCTAATCAGACCGTTCCTCCCGTGTACCCGGGTAAGAGGACTAAGAGATACATATCAGAAGGTCTAACATATGTAAAAAATCAGAATAAATGGAAGGCTGCACAAAACTTTGCTGCCGATCGTGGATATGGATTTCAAATATGGACTGAACATACTCTTGAAAAGATGGGCATACTACCTAAATCAACTAAGCCTCTTAAGCCATATAAACGTAAAAAACGTGTATAAATAGGTGCATGAGCAATGTATTCCAAAAATTAGAACTGCAAGCCTTCAGAGCTGGTATTAATCCTCGTACAGATGAAAGTCGCGAGTGGTTCCGTCGTAAGGCACAACAATTAACAAATATTAATCGTGAAGCACTCATGAAAGAAGATGGTATCAAGTCACGCAGCAATACTGTGACTGGTAAAATGTATATGTTCTTTTATGATCCAAAGACAAAGCAAACGTTACCGTACTACGATAAGTTTCCAGTAATATTTGTAATAGACAAAGCAGAAGGTGGATTCTATGGTTTGAATTTACATTATTTACCACCCATACTTAGAATGAAAATGCTTGATGGTTTGCTCCAATATAAAAGTAATTCAAAGTACGATGAGACAACACGCATAAGAATGTCATATGCTCAGTTAAAACGTACATCAAAATTAAGTTATTATAAACCTGCATTTAAACATTATCTTGCAGCTCATGTAAAAAGTCAGTTTGCAGAAATCACTGCTCCAGAATGGGAGATAGCTGCATTTCTACCAACTGCACAATGGGCTAAAGGAAGTGCATCAAAAGTTTATAGCGATTCGCGAAGGATGCTACGATGAGTTCAATAGATGAGTTAAAGTCTCTTATATCTTCAAAGGGTGGAGTTGCTATGAACAATCAGTTCATGGTAAAGTTACCAGAGATGCCATTCTCTACATCAAGAGATTTAAATATTTTATGTAGAAATGTTATATTACCTGGAAGACAAATATTAACTAGTGATCGAATTGTTGGTCCAAAGGCCACTAAGGTTGCATATGGTTTTGCACATGACGAATGTTCTATGACATTCCAAGTACTCAATGATTATGGAGTTAAAAAATACTTCGAGCATTGGCAAAACATGGTATTTAATCAAGGTACTTTTGAAGCTGGTTACAAAAAAGGATGGGGCGGATACGGCAAAGATATTCAAATCATGCAATTGAAAAAAGGTTTTACAATGCCTATTTTCAAAAAAGAAATTCCATTACCACCCGGAATACCTCCTGAGATAAGAAATAGATTACCAAAGTTCGGTCCTATCGATTTCTCACAAGGAGAAATATCATTTGATTTATTTAAACGTCAAAATGTAGTATATGAGTGCACATTATTACATGCATATCCTACAACAATGACTGAAATACAATTGAATAACGAAGCTAACGGTCTTGTAGAGATTACAATTTCTTTTGCATACGATAATTGGAAATCGGCTTTATACTACAATGATCCTTCTTCGTTGAAAGAAATAGTCATGGCTGGACTAATAAATAAGGTCGTGAATAAGTTTAATTAATGAGGTTATATTATGGCACTGCCAAAACTGAATGATACGCCTAAGTATA